GGTCTTCCTGGCCGGCCCGAATCCGGCACTGCCGCCGGAAGCGCCGTTCTCCGAAGCGCACTACCAGCATGTCTGCGAGCGCTACGGCGATCCGGCGCAGCTGGCCAAGTACGACACCTACTTCGTTGACAGCATCACGGTGCTGGCCAGGCTGGCGCTGATCTGGGCCAAGACGCAGCCGCAGGCCCTGTCCGAGCGCACCGGCAAGCCCGACACGCGCGGCGCCTACGGGCTTCTCGGTACCGAGATGCTCGGCTCGCTCATGCACCTGCAGCACGCACGCGGCAAGCACGTCGTGTTCGTCTCGATCCTCGACGAGCGCATGGACGACTTCAACCGCAAGGTATTCGTCCCGCAGATCGAAGGTGCCAAGACCTCAGCCGAACTGCCCGGCATCGTCGACGAGGTCGTGACGTTGGCCGAGATGAAGGCCGAGGACGGCTCGTCGTACCGCGCCTTCGTCACCCAAACCATGAATCCCTATGGCTACCCGGCCAAGGACCGCTCCGGCCAGCTCGACTTGCTGGAGCCACCCGATCTGCGCGCACTCATCGAGAAATGCGCCGCCGCCACCCAACACAAAAACAGCAAGGAGTAACCCATGTCCGCTTGGAATGATTTCAACGATGCCGAACAGCAACAGACCTTCGACCTGATCCCCAAGGGGACGGTGGCCAAGGTACGCATGACCATCAAGCCCGGTGGTTACGACGACCCCAATCAGGGCTGGACCGGTGGCTACGCGACCCAGAGCTTCGAGACAGGCTCGATTTACCTGTCCTGCGAGTTCGTCGTCCTGGAGGGGGAGTTCGCTCGCCGCAAGATGTGGAGCAACGTCGGCTTGCACAGTGCGAAAGGTCCCGCCTGGGGAAACATGGGGCGCACCTTTGTGCGTGCTGCTCTCAACAGCGCCCGCAACATCCGCCCGCAGGACAACTCTCCCCAGGCCGCAGCAGCTCGGCGCATTTCCGGTTTTCATGAACTGGATGGGCTGGAGTTCGTAGCCCGCATCGATGTCGAGAAGGATGGTCGGGGTGACTTGCGCAATGTCGTGAAAAACCCTGTTGAGCCGGATCACCCGGACTACGCCCGCGCGACTGGCACCGCCTCGCACCCGGCGCAGGGCGCATACACGCCAGTTGCGCCGGTGGCATCCCCGGCTGCAACGCCGACTGCTGCGCCACAGACACAGCGTGCGTCCGTGCCGGGCAAGCCTGCTTGGGCGCAGTAAGGGGGATGCGTGAAATGCTGGGTCTGCAAACGACAGGCTCGGGGGTACGGCCACACGGACAACCGTCGTGGCATCGGCAAACCCGAGCGCTACCCGATCGACTGGGTTTTCTGTTCGCGCCGTTGTCAGGATGCGTTTCACACGCTCTACGGCAACTGGGCGCGCGTGAAGGACGGCATGAAGGACGTCAAGGAGGTCAAAGTGATCGATCCCTCTGATGTTGAACGCGCAGCGATGCGCAAATGCCTCAAGTCCTTCGGCGAGGCAGCGGGCGAGATCGGCTTCGACAAGCCCCTGGGGCAGTACTCCGAAGCGGAGGCCCTCCAGGTAATTGACGCAATCGTCACCTGCTACACCGATGCGATGGTTGAACACCACGAGGAAACCAAGTTCCCGCCCGTGCGGGGCTTGGCGCCCACGCCCGACCCCATGGCCAACCCGTTCGCCGATCTGGAGGACGACTTGCCGTGGGAAGAGCCGAAGGGAGCGAAACCATGATCGACTTCAACTCCTCTTCGAGCGTCTCCGGCCAGGTCTCCGCGCTCGTGGATGCTGGTCTTCAGAAGACGCGTTCGACCCAGACGCCGCGTCAGTATCTCGGCGCCTCGCGTCTGGGAGCAGCCTGCGAGCGTGCGCTGCAGTACGAGTTCGCCCAAGCACCGGTCGATCCGGGCCGCGAAACCGAGGGACGCATCCTGCGCATCTTCGAGCGTGGCCATGTGATGGAGGATTGCATGGTCACGTGGCTGCGGGCCGCAGGCTTTGACCTGCGCACGCGCAAGGCCGACGGTGATCAGTTTGGTTTTTCCGCTGTTGACGGTCGTCTGCAGGGCCACATCGACGGCGTGATCGTCGGTGGTCCTGATGGCTTCGCATACCCGGCACTGTGGGAAAACAAGTGTCTGGGATCGAAGTCCTGGCGCGACTTGGAAAAGAACCGGCTGGCCGTGTCCAAGCCGATCTACCACGCGCAGGTTGTGCTTTATCAGGCCTACCTGCAGTTGCACGAACACCCGGCGATCTTCACGGCGATCAACGCCGACTCCATGGAGATCTACACGGAGTTGGTGCCGTTCGATGCGGCGCTGGCGCAGCGCATGTCCGATCGCGGTTTGCGGGTGATATCTGCAACCGAAGCGGGCGAGTTGTTGGCGCGTGGATTCCACGACCCCACGCACTTTGAGTGCCGCATGTGCGCCTGGCAGGACCGGTGCTGGAGGGCCGCAGCATGACGAACTGCACCGTGAATGATGTTCTGCGTGAGCGATTGGTCGATGCGCGTGAGGCAGCGCATTGCCTGAACCTGCAGATGTACCTGCTCACCCATCCGAAGGAACGCGATCGTCTCCAGGTTCCGCATTACCGGGTAGGCAAGCTCCTGCGATTCAAACTGGGCGAGCTGATGGTGTGGATGGAGTCCCAGCAAGCCGCAGCCACAACGAGCAGCCAGGAGGTCGTCGATGCTTGATTTCAACGACGACCCCGCTGAAGCATCCATGGATATCGGCGCACAGCGCGATGCCGTGCGCTCCGACCTGCTGGCGCGACTGGAGTCGGTGCTCTTCAACCTGTTCCCCACAGGCAAGAAGCGCCGGGGCAAGTTCCTGATCGGCGATGTGTTGGGCAGCCCGGGGGACAGCCTCGAGGTGGTGCTCGATGGCGATAAGGCTGGCTTGTGGACTGATCGCGCGACAGGTGATGGCGGGGACATCTTCGATTTGATTGCTGCCTATCTCGGCGTCGACGTGCTGCACGATTTTCCGAAGGTGCTGCAGCATGCCGGTGATCTGGTCGGCCTTGCTCCAGCCACGCCGCCGCGCAAGGTAAAGAAGGAAGCGCCTGTCGATGACCTCGGTCCGGCCACCGCCAAGTGGGACTACCTCGATGCCGCAGGGCAACTGATCGCGGTCGTCTACCGCTACGACCCGCCCGGGCGCAAGAAGGAGTTCCGGCCCTGGGATGCCAAGCGTCGCAAGATGGCACCGCCCGAGCCTCGCCCCCTGTACAACCAGCCCGGGATGGTGGCGGCCGACACGATCGTCCTGACCGAAGGCGAGAAGTGCGCGCAGGCACTGATCGGTGCTGGCGTGGTGGCGACCACAGCAATGCATGGTGCCAATGCACCTGTGGACAAGACCGACTGGACGCCGCTTCAAGGCAAGGCCGTCTTGGTTTGGCCCGACCGGGACAAGCCAGGCTGGGAGTACGCCATGTCAGCCGCGCAGGCCGTCCTGACGGCTGGCGCAGCGTCCTGCGATGTGCTGCTCCCACCAGACGATAAGCCGGACGGCTGGGACGCGGCCGATGCCATTGGCGAGGGATTCGACATCCAAGGATTCATCGCCTCTGGCCCGCGCATGTGTATCAAGCCGCTGAACACCGCGCGGACGCAGGAAGCCACGGTTTGGGCGACGGACGATGCGTTGGCGCTGGCTTTCACTTCCCGCTACGCCGACGACTGGCGGTACTGCGCGGCGTGGGGTAAATGGCTGGTGTGGACTGGCAGCCGCTGGCAGCCCGATGAGACTCTGCTCTCGCACCACCTGATCCGCTCGATTTGCCGGGAGGCAGCGCTCAAGGTCGACTCGCATCGGCTGGCAGCGAAGCTCTTGGCGAGTGGAACGGTCGGTGGTGTGGATCGGTTAGCGCGCTCCGACCGTCGGCACTCCTCAACCTCAGACGAGTGGGATTCGGACCTTTTCGCTCTGAACGCCCCAGGTGGCGTGGTCGATCTCCGCACAGGGCGTCTGCGCGCTCACGATCGCGCGGACAGGATGACCAAATTGGCGACGGCCACGCCCCGTGGAGACTGCCCGCGCTGGCGCTCGTTCCTGGATGACGTGACCGGTGGCGATAAGGATTTGCAGGTCTACCTGCAGCGCATGGTCGGCTACTGCCTGACTGGTCCGACCAGTGCTCATGCGCTGTTCTTCCTGTACGGCACCGGCGCCAACGGCAAGTCGGTGTTCGTGAACACGTTGGCCACGATCCTTGGCGACTACGCCACCAGCGCTCCCATGGACACTTTCATGGAGGCGCGGGGCGACCGGCATCCCACTGACCTCGCGGGCCTGCGGGGTGCGCGGTTCGTGGCCTCCATCGAAACGGAACAGGGTCGGCGCTGGAACGAGTCCAAGGTCAAAGCTATCACCGGTGGCGACAAGGTCTCGGCGCGTTTCATGCGCCAAGACTTTTTCGAGTACATCCCGCAGTTCAAGTTGGTGATAGCCGGCAACCACAAGCCCTCGATCCGCAACGTCGACGAAGCCATGAAACGGCGTCTGCATCTGATTCCGTTCACGGTAACGGTGCCGCCCGAGAAGCGCGACGGACAACTCACCGAGCGGTTGCTGGCCGAGCGCGACGGGATCCTGGCGTGGGCGGTCGATGGTTGCCTGGCCTGGCAGCGCGACGGCTTGCGCCCACCAGCGTGTGTCGTGTTGGCCACAGAGGAGTACTTCGAGGCCGAGGACGCACTGGGTCAGTGGATCGAGGAGCGCTGCCTCCTCTCCAAGAGCCACCGCGAAGGCGTATCCGAGCTGTTCACCGACTGGCGCGAGTGGGCGGAACGGGCAGGCGAGTACGTCGGTTCGGTCAAGCGTTTCGCCGAACTCATGGCCACTCGCAAATTCGACAAGTGCCGTTTGACCGGAGGTGCGCGGGCGCTGGCGGGTATCAGCCTGCGTCCGAAGCCTTACGGGGGCGGCTATCCCTACCGAGACGACTGATGCGGGGTCGAGTGACGGATTTGACAGGTCTACGGATTAACCCCTTACGCGTGCGCGTACGCACACGATAGAGAGATATCCGGCAAACCCGTCACATCCGTCACTCGCCCCAGAAATGGAGCAAGAGATGAATACGAAGATTCTGGCCCTCGATCTGGGCACCCGTACTGGCTGGGCGTTGCTGGACACAGACGGGACGATCACGAGTGGCACCGAGCAATTCAAGCCGCAGCGCTTTGAAGGTGGCGGAATGCGCTTCCTGCGCTTCAAGCGCTGGCTGGCTGAAATGCTCACTGCCTCTGACCACATCAATGCGGTGTACTTCGAAGAAGTCCGTCGCCACGCTGGGGTGGACGCCGCGCACGCTTATGGCGGCTTTATGGGCCACCTCACGGCTTGGTGCGAAAGTCACAACATTCCGTACCAAGGCGTACCGGTGGGGACGATCAAGAAGCACGCGACAGGTAAAGGTAACGCAGGCAAGGACGAGATGATCCTGGCAGTTAGGCAACGTGGTCACAGCCCGAGTGACGACAACGAAGCCGACGCGTTGGCCATCCTGCATTGGGCAATCGAGACGCAGGAGGTGTGACATGAAGGTGCCAACAC